GTCTCAGCAAGAACGAGGACGGCGAGGCGGTCGTCACGCCGCTGTCGGGTGCGAGCATCATCTTGACGCCCGCCTGGGAAGATGGCCCGCAATGGCCGGTCGTTGACCGGGCTGCACAAGTGCCCGTCAAGTTGCCGCTGCCCGCACCGCGCAAGCGTTCTAAGTGGAAGACCGCGGTGGTCTTGCCCGACGTGCAGATCGGGTTTCGGCGTGACATCGACACGGCGACGTTAGAGCCGTTCCACGATGAGGCGGCGATGGCTGCCGCCCTCAAGGTTGTGCGTGCCGTGGACCCTGACCTAGTCGTCCACTTGGGTGACTTCTTGGACTTCGCCAACTTCGGAACGTACGAACAGGAGCCGGGTTTCGCGCTGTGCGTCCAGCCCGCTATAGATCGCAGCCACCGGTTCTTAGTTGAAGTGCAGGCGGCGGCGCCTCGGGCGAAGCAGGTGCTCCTCGAAGGGAACCACGACCGGCGATTACAGAAGGCGATCGTACGGAACGCGTTGGCGGCGTTCGGGATCCGGCGGGCCGAAGCACCCGACGAATGGCCCGTGCTCTCCGTCCCGTACCTCCTGCGTTTGGGTGAGGTCGGCGACGGCGTCGAATATGTGGGCGGCTATCCGGCGGGCATCTACTGGCTGTCTGATCGGCTGGCGTGCATTCACGGCCATAAGGTCCGGTCAAACGGCAGCACAGCGGCGGCGGTGCTGGACGATGAAACGGTGAGCCTGCTGTTCGGACACGTGCACCGTATCGAAATGTCGTACCGGACGCGTCGCGTGCGGGCCGGGGCTCGCACGTCGTTGGCGGCGTCGCCGGGCTGTTTGTGCCGCCTGGACGGCGTAGTGCCGTCAGTGAAAGGCAGCACCGACCCGATGGGCAGACCCGTGCCTGCTGTCGAGAACTGGCAGCATGGTTGTGCCGTCGTCACATACCAAGAAGGCGACGGGCCGTTCCACCTTGAGTTAGTGCCTATTCATGACGGCGAAGTCATGTTCCGAGGGGAGGCGCTGTGAGCGATGAGCCTGCAGCGGACGGATTCGATGAACTGGTCGAGATGGCGGGCGTGGACGTGCGGACGGTCACCATCATCTGGACGAGCGACGACGACGATGACGTACCCGAGATCGAATGGTCGGGCTGTTCGTCGTATGAAGCCGAGGGGCTGTGCCAAGCGGCGGGCCGGTGGTTTGCGCGCGTGAACTACATTCCCGACGATGACGACGACGACGATGACGAGGACTAGATGTCGCAGGGCAGGCAGCAGGCGATCGAGCGCGAAGCGCGCCGCTTGCGGGATGAGTTACAGGTTGGGCGCAGGGCGTTGCTTGCGACGAGCGACGAGCCGTTCCGGCGCGACGTGCTAGTGCGTCTTGAGCAACTGTTGGCGGGCGATGAGTTGCCGCGGTTTGAGAATCCGGACGACTGATGACGGTGAACCTGATGTCGTTGCGGCTGATCGCGTTGCATGGCTGCACGCTGGTCGAACGTGACGTGGTGCAGATCGGCCCGTTCGGCTACCGGGTCATCGGCTGGGATTACGTGAACCGGGCGCTCAAGCTGGAGCCTGCGCCCGATTATGACAAGGAACCTGCGCCGCCTTTGGATTGATGCCATTGCACGTCGGCGTTGTCGGCGTACACGGCGGGCAGCTGCGCGAAGCGGGCCTGGAGTGCAGGGTCGCCAACAACGCCGTGAATGATCGGCCAGCGGGCTGTCATGTGCGTCTGCAAGACGGCGGCGACTTGTTGCCAGCGGGCCGGGTCGGCGGGTGCGAGCGCCCACAGAATGCGGCATACGCCGTCTCTGCTGGAGCGGGCGATGATGAGGCCCTCGACGGCAGGCGGGCGGTAGGGCGGCTCGTAAGCGACGAGGACGTGCCGGTTGGTGCGGTCGGCTCGCATGTACCCGCGGATGACTTCCTGCGGCGGGTGATCGTTGAACGGCGAGCAAGGCGCTGACTCTTGCGCGAGGCGACGCGCGGTGACCATGAACGTGGCAGCGTCCCGATGGCTGCCTGTCAGTTCGCGCACTTGGAGAGCCATGCGAGAACGATAGCCCCGGCTAGGCTTACCGCCACGTTCCTCACCGATATGAAAGGCACGCCAGCATGAGCGCGAGCGATTACTTGGAGAACAAGCTGCTGGACTTGGTGTTCAACGCCACCGCCTACTCGGGTCAGTCCACCGTGTATGTGAAACTGCACAAGGACGCGTCGACCAATGAGACAGGCACGACGAACGCAGCGGCGAACACGACGCGTGCGGCGGTGACGTTCGGCGCGTCGTCGTCGGGCACGGTCACGTCCGACTCGGATGCGACGTGGACGAACGTGAGCACGACTGAGGTGTACTACGCGATCAGCCTGTGGGACGCGCAGACGAACGGCACGGGCAACTGCCTGTGGACGGGTGACCTCACGCAGAGCAAGTCGGTCACTGCGGGCGACACGTTCACCATCCCGAGCGGCTCATTGACCGTAAGCCTCGACTAGCGACGGTGCGCTGTGCCGCAGCAGTACGTCGTCACGACCGCGACCGCTGCCGACGTTGACGCGCTTATCGCTGATTACGAGACGTTCATTGCCACTGAGCAGGTGATCGCCTGCGTAATGGACGGCCAACTGCGCCTGCCGTCTCCGGCGAAAGTCCGCTATTACGTCGACGACCCTGACGGCTACGGCCACTTCGCAATCGTCGCACGGGACACGAGCGGGCTTCTAGCGTCGGTGGCTCTCTGCCAACCGCAGGGCAACGACGCGGTCCACTTGTCGTATTGGGTGCTGATCGACTCTGCCGCAGACTTCAACGCCATCGCTTTGGCTGGCGCTGAACATTTAGCAAGCCTCGGTTTCGGTGCGCTCTCGGGTGTTGCGGGTGGCGAGATGGCGCAACGCGTGGAACGCGTGCCGATCGTTGAACAACTCGGTCCAGACGTTCTCGGCGCAGACCTGTTGGGGCTATGACAACCGAGACTCCGCAACTCAATGAAGTTGATCTCGGCCTTGCCGAGGTTGACGTTGACGGCAACGGCGTCACCTACGCGAAAGTCACGTCGCCGTCGTACGGCGGCGGCAGCCTAACGTGGGTCAGCGGAGGTTCCGCAGGTGCGGTGAGCGGCCTGGCGCACGTCAAGACCTCCTCTGGGTCTGTTCTTTCCAAGAACAACGAAGTGCATGTCGTGATGTCGGCGCCGACCGGCACCAACGCGCGGGGTGGCCCGATCCTTCGTGGCGCGAATCCGACCGGCACGAAGTGGTCTGGCTACTACGTTCGCGAAACAACCGCCGGGAATGCGACATCGTGGGAGATCGTCCGGTGGGACGGCACCAGCGTGACTGCGACGCTAGCGACGCTCAGTCCAGCCGGAGTGACCGGCTACCCGGTTGCAATCAAGTTCGCAGCGATTGGCGACCTGCTCATGCTCAAGGTGTGGGCGTCTGGCGCATCCGAGCCGGATTGGGGAAGCACGACGAACGTCGTGACCGTCACCGACACGACGTACACCGGCGCCGAGGCGGGCATGGCCGCATGGGGCTTGACCGCCTCAGGCAACAAAGTTGAGTGGTCGAGCCTCAAGCTGCGCCCGACTTCGCAGATCGCGTTCACGAACGTCGCGAGCGTCGCTGACACGGCGTCTAATACGAACAGTTACAGCCTGTCAAATGTCGAGTTCGTCAAGAACACGCCGCACATCATCTTCGTCTACAACCAGGCGGGCGCAACGGCGAACGCTCCGACCGTCACCGTGCCATCCGGCGTGACGTTGTCATCAGCCAAGACAAGTTCAGCGTTCTCCGGCACGAACCTGCGGCGCTATGCGCTCTACACGGCGCAAGCCGACGGCACCACACGCACGGGAACAGTCACGGCGTCGTTCAGCACGCAGAATCAGACCGGTTGCAGCATCGCCGTGATCCGCGTCTGGAATGGTGACCCGTCCTCATCGAACGGCAGCGCGATTCTCGGCACGGGCAGCGCCTACGACGTAGACGACCCGAACACTACGGGTACGAGCATTTCTTCTTCGTTGACGTTCGTGAACCCGGTCGGCACTTCCGGCACGTTCTTCGTCGCTGCGACCGCCGTCAACGCGATCATTTCGCTTCAGAACGGCACCAGCATCGCGAGCGGCAACTACGCGAACCCGGCAACGGCATATAACTTCGGAGTCTCGGTCGGGAATGCGACAGCGCCGAGCGGATCGTGGACCGGCACAACGCCTGACCGGATCAGCATCGGCGGCGAGGTCGCTCTTTCCGACTGGTACAAGTCGGAGTGGCAATCCAAGACGGGCGCGGCGACCTTGTCGGCAACCGGCTCGCAAACAGCCGCGGGCGTTCGCAAGCGTCTCGGTGCAGCCGCCTTGACGGCAACTGGTTCGCAGACAGCGGCGGGCACGGTCACGACAGGCAGTCAGACCGTCACCGGCGCCGCTGCGCTAACTGCCGCCGGATCGCAGACGGCAGCGGGCACGGTCACGCGTCTCGGTGCGGCTGCCTTGACGGCGGCAGGTACGCAGACAGCGGCAGGCGTCAGAACGACTGCGGGTGCGGCAGCACTAACGGCTACCGGCACGGCAGCTGCGGCAGGCGTGTGCACAAGGCAGGCTGCGGCCACCCTGTCGGCGACCGGTGCGTCAACCGTCGTTGGTGTGCGGACTTGTTTCGGTGCGGCGTCGCTCGCCGGTGCAGCGACACTGACCGGCGCAGGCGCGCGCACCGGCATCGGTGCGGCAGCCCTGGCGGGCACAGGAACGCAAACCGCGACGGGGGTACGGACTTGTTTCGGTGCGGCCAGCCTGTCGGCAGCCGGGACGTTGTCGGCCTCGGGCACGGTCACAACAGGCGCACAGACAGTCACGGGTGCAGCAGTCCTAACGGCCGTAAGCACGCAGACTGTTGCTGGTGTCCGAACGCGTTTCGCTGCGGCCGCGTTGTCAGCGACGAGTGCGGCGACAGCAGCGGGCACGCGAACGATCACGGGTGCAGCGACGCTGTCGGCTGCGGGTTCGTTGTCGGCTACTGGCGGGCGTTTGTTTGTGGGTGCTGCGACGCTTGTATCTGCCGGGTCGCTATCGGCGGCGGGCGTTCGCGCCCGACTTGGTGGTGCTGCGCTGTCGTCTTCGACAGGATTGCAGGCGGCTGGGACACGCAGCGCGCTCGGTGCGGCGGCGTTGTCAGGCCAGGCTGCTCTGTCGGCGGTAGCGGTTCGTATTGCGTTCGCTGTCGGCTCCCTACAAGCGGCAGGGGTCCTCGACGCTACAGGTGTTCGCACGCGTCTGACGGCGGCGGCGTTGTTGGCTGTTGGGTCGTTGACCGCACAGGGGCGTGGCTACCCGCCGGAGGTAACGCGGCAGCGTGGTCCGTTGACGGCTACGTCAACAGGCCAGCGGGCGCGGACGGTGACGGTTGGTGCAGGTGGGTCGTCGGCACGAACGATCGGCGTGCGCTCGCCGGTCGTTAGCGTGGACGCTGACCGGGATGCAGTATCGGTTCCGTCGTCGCCGTCTGATGCGACGACCGTCTAGGCTTCATGGGCATGGCAGACATGGTGTGGAAGGTCGGCGACACAGGTCCGGTGTGGCGTCTGGACTTGGGCGACCAGCAGTCGCCGGGGTCTTGGACGTTGGACGGAGCGGACGTGACGCTGTACCTGTGGGATGCGGTGACGGGGAATACGGCGGGGAGTGCGGCGTGCAGTGTTCTCGCTGAGGACGATGCGGTCGTGCAGTTCGATCCGTTGGATGTGCCGTCGTTGACGTTGACGGCGCGCGACTTGTTCGCTGAGGTCGTTGTGACGTTTCCGTCGGGTCGTGTCGAGACGTTCCCCAACGACGCGCACCTGCTCGTGCGGGTGCACGACGACAGCGGCGGCGGGTAGGCCTGCCGCAACCGGGGAATGCCCTGGTAAGTGGGGTCGCTCGCTAAGGCCTCCAGAAGCCGTTCTAAGGCAGTCTGGCGGGTCGGGTGCCGCAATACGCCGCCCCACCTGCGGAAACGCCTTAGAACGGCCTGTGGAGCCTGTGGCGGGCAGGTGCCGCCATCCCTCCAGGGCAGGGTGCCGAACGGCCCGTTGCGGGCCTACAGGCTGGCGGCAAACACCTCGGGCAGCCGCCACCCCGAAGCAACCGACCGATTGCCGGTTGACTTCGTGTAGTAGACGCGCTGATGTTCGCAGCCGAACGCTCGCAACACATCACCGAGTCGTTGCGGTGAAACCTTCTCGCCGCGCGACAACCACAGCCATCGCTTGAGCGCAGGTCCGTAGATCATCACCGTGCCATCGGCATGTCGGAACGGTGCACCGGCCTCGGCGCTCTCGGCCTGGTCCGTAACGAGCGGCCGGTCCTGCAAGTAGTCGGACAGCCACGACCTCGCGAGGCCGGCGTCGGTCGCTTCGTCACCGACCTCGCACTCCTCGGCGGCACGCAACATCGCCTGCACCACTTGGTCCCACTCCTTCGCCTTGAAGCGTGGCATCAGGTTGCGGGTCGCAGCGGCCACCGCTGCACGCACCGTCTGCTGGTTCAGCAAGTCGGCAGTGGTACCGATCAGCACCTCGCCGTTCGGCTTCACCGGCGTAATGAGCTTCCAACGCACCGGGTCGCTCAGCAGCTTCTCGATGCGCACCACCTCCACGGTCAGGTAGGTGGAGATGTCTTGCAGCAGTTGCCGCCGTGCGTACTGCGCCTCGCGTGCCGTGTCGGCGGGCACAGTGCCGCCGCTGTTGGTGCCACCGTCAGCGCCCGTCGACACCTGCTCGGCCAACGTCACGCGCTCCACCCGTTCGATGTTCAGCTCCAACGCCTCAAAGGACCGCTCGCGGTTCGTCTCGTCCCGTGCCCGCGCAATCGTGCGGGCGTAGTAGTCGGGCCGTAGCTTCAGGTCGTCGCCATGCTTGCGCCGGTTGGCGATGATCAGGTCCACGATCTCCTGATCGGTCCACCCTGCACGCGACGCAATGGCAGCCAAGCTCATGTCGTAGCTGGACGGCGACTGGTCGGCCAGGTCGCGGCGTGTGCGGTTCCACGTCGCCTCAAACTGTTTGTGGTTGCTGCGCAGCGCGTCGAGCTTCACGGCATCGGGCGATGCGTTGGGGCGTAGCTCTAGCGTGCGACTGTCGATGTGGTAGGTGCGCCTGCCGGTCAGCAACGTCAACGCGCTCTCGTCGGCCAGCCATTCATCGAAGTCGGACGGCTGGTAACGCACCTTCGGCGCGCACTCCAAGATGCGTGCCTCAACCGGCTCGCCCTTGTGGTTGACCGTGCCGGGCACACGCATCACGCGGGTCAGGTCGTGTGTGGCGTCGATCACCCACCCGTTCTCCGCTGCACGCAATCGCATCGTTGCGCCCCAACGCAACGCGAGGCGTGCAGCCTCGTTGCGTTCGTCTGCGCTGTCGAACATCCACGGCTCGGCAAACAACCACCACGCCTGGAGGCCGTGGCCCGAGTGCACCAAGATGGTCGGCTCTGCGCCCGTGGACTTCACGACGTGCCGGGCGCTCGCTTCATCGGGCGGCAGGTTCGCCTTCCGGTGTGCAGCATCGTCGGCAATGTCAACGTCGGCCCATAGGCCCACGATGCCTGCAACCTCGTCGGCGGTGCCACGCACACGCGGCCCACGGTCACGCTCGGACAGTGCTACGCCGACGTACACATCGTGTGCCGTCAGCGGTGTGACTTGCTTCACGGCGTCGCTAGGGGTGCGACACCATCTGGAGACACGGTCGGGCAACGACCAAATCAGCAACCATGCTTCATCGGGCTTGCCGTCGAACGTCGTCTCCAAGAACAGTTGGACATCGTCTGCGTTCATTGGTTGGTGGTCTCCCGTCGTGTGCGGAACGGGCACGACGGCACTGCACTACTCCCCACTTCCCCTAGAGGAGTGCGTGCACGTCGTGCCCGTCCGCGGCCCTATGCCGAGATGGTGGCGTCGGCAGCGGTCATACGCACCGCGTCCAACGCCTTGGCGATGCCGTGCGAGTACTCGCGCACCGCACCGATCTCGGCCGGGTCCAACACGCGCACCACGCTCGGCTCGACCACCGAGTAGCTGATGCCCGCCTGGCTCGTCGCCGTGCCCAACGAGAAGCGGGTCACGACGTCCGAGAAGCGGCGGTTCTGCGACGCGAGCCGCAGGAAGTATTTCCGCATCGGCGCGATGCTGGTCGGCGGGCAGAACAGCACGACGGGGAGCAGGCTCTCCTCACGCACGATGAACAGCGCACGCGTCTGCTTGCACGCCTGCCCCCGTCCGTCGCGGCCCGACCCGTACTGCGACAGCGGGCAGGTGCCGCAGTCGCCGCCGGGGTCGCCGTCGCCGCGCACGCCGTCGATGCTGGAGCAGGCGGGCGGTGTGCCACCACCCGTCACGTCCAGCGACTCCGGCCAGTACGCACGCGGCTCACGCCAGTGCACGATGATGCCGTCGAACGTGCGAGCCACTTCCGGTTCGCCGTCGAGCGTCGGCAGCTCCCACGCCTTGCCGCCTCCCGCCGGGATGCGCACACGGTCGAGGTCGAACGCCGTGATGCCACCGGCACCGAGGTTGTCCTGCACTGCGTCGGCCAACACCATGTCCGATGCCTCGCCGACACGCGCAATCGCGTACGACGACTGGCCTGCGGGCACGATGTCGCCCTTGTCTTTGGCGGTTGCCATTGTTGGGTTTCCCTTCTTCGGTGTCCCCGCATCCACATGCGAGGGGTTGGGCAGTTTACAGAGTGCCTACGACTTGCGCACTCGTACCGAGAACACCTCGGCAATGTCGAGCACCGACTCCAGTTCGGGCGGCAACTCGGTGCCGAGCTTGTCCTGCTCGCGCACATACGCCGACACCTGATTGGTGTTGAACGTCTGCGTGACGAACTCGCCAAGCCCGACCGTTTCCAACGCACTGGTGACCGCTACCTTGTCGCCGTCCTTGGCGCGCGCCCACAGTTGCCGGTGCACGAACACGGTGCGCCCGTCGGCTGTCTTGACGTTGGCAATCCCGGCCTTCTCGAACGAGGCGCGCAGTTCCTGCTCCAGCTCGTCCCGTTCGGCCTTCATGGTCTTGAGTGCATCTTCCGTTTCGCCGATTGCATCGCACATCTCGATGAACCGGTCGATCATCTTTGTATCCACGCAGCACCTTTCGTTGGTTACGGGCGGTCAGCCGCCCACTTCGTCCACTGACTTTGCAGTCGCTGTTCGGTCACCCCCATTCCGGTTGCGATGCGTTGCAGCATCTTCCCGTTCGGCATCCGGCTGCCCGCTTCCAACACCTGCATCGTGGACACCGACACTTGCAGTACGGCAGCAGCGTCGTGCAGGCCGAGTTCGTTTCGGTGTCGCCACATGCGCAGCGGGTTCGTTTCCTTCCAGTCATCCAGTCGAGGCTTCAGCGCCTTCATGTCGGACCTTCCTTGTCGTTGTTGACTATGGTTCGTTGCGCCCGGTTTCCCTTCCTGGCACAAGACGGCGGGCAGCCTCTCCACCACCGGGCTGCCCGCCGTCGCATTACTCCGCACCGCAGATCATTGGGGTCGGATCACACGCACGGTCTTGCGCTGCGAGATCGGGCCGTCATCGGGACCGCGCCAGTGCGGTGCGATCCATGTGGGGCGTCGCAGCTTACGACCCTCACCGTATGCCTGATTGCGCCAGTGGCCGTCCACGATGAAGCGGACGTTCAGCTTGCGGCGCTCCTCATCCAAGGCCGAGTGTGCCGACGCACGGTGTGCACGCTTCACGTCCACGACGTGCACGTTGGAACGCACCGGCTGCCCCGACCGCTTCGCACGCCGCTGCTCCTTTGGCGTTGGCCGGTCCACCGTGGTGGTCGCCACGTTGCCCTGGTCGAGCAGCAGCATGAGTGCCGCCAGCCGCTTCCGGTCCTCCATCATCGACCGCAACGCATCGTCGGTCATGGTGTCGAAGTGGCGCACGTCGGCACGTTCACCGAGCGGCCAGTCGGCGCGCCCGAGCGGACCCCATATGTCGCCGTGCAACGTCACCAGCATCGTGTCCTTGCCTGCCGGGTCGGCCACCACGCGACCGCGCTCGGCGGTGAACAGTGCACCTGTCTCCGTGGCCGACTTCAGTTCGTCGGCGCTGAGGCCTAGGTCGCAGTCCATGCGGTTGTAGCTCCCGATGCCAACGGCGAGGCCGGTCGGTATCTTGATCGGCCCCCACGTGATTGCCGACACGGTGCCATCGTTGCTGCCGGTGCGCGCGTCGACGCCGGGCATCGGTGTCTCGAACACAACGAGGCCACGCTCGCGCGGCAACCATGTCATGTCCATAACGACGTCGTCGGGCAACGACTGCTCGGCGGCGTGCAGCAGGTCGCACATGTCTGCGCTCACCCACCACAGCGATGCCTGTTGCAACGTGTGGATCTCCCACACTGCGCTGTCGGCCTGTGCACCCTGCGACATGATGGCGAACAGGTACGGGCCACGGTCTGGCGACCACCCGGCCAACAGGTGGTCGCGCAGTGCAGCGATGTCGCGTGGCCGACGCACCGTTGGCGTCTTACGCATGAACTGCTTCCACGGGTGCGAGTCTCGCAACGGCTCGCTCTTGATGAGTGCCTCGGTGACTTCGTCAAGGCCTGCACGCAAGCTCTCCGAGGCAATCATGCTGACCTGCTCGCCACGTTGGTTCACAACGAAGTAGGGCAGGTCGTCGTAGGTGGGCTCGTCCATTACCGCCTCCCTGCACACTGCGTCGTTCGCTGCCCGCTCGTCGGGCAGTACGGCATCGCCGGATCTTCCAGGCCCATGACGTACATGAGCGCGAGCAATGCGATCACTAACGCCAGCATGACCGTCGCCTCTTTGCGGGTAATCATGTTCATCACCATCCCCTTTGCGCGTCGATTACGGCAGCGATGATGTCGAGGGCGTAGTCGCGTGTGGCGTCGTCCATCTTCATCAGCGCAAACCTGAGGCTGACTTCCTTGTACCCGTCGAGCGACAGCAGGATGTCGAGCAGTGCCTGCTCGCCGCTCGACAGGGACGGGTACACCGTGTCGATCTTCTCGTACCGCACGATGGGGAACGGCAGGCTGCTGTCGGCGCTGGCAGCACCGATCATCAGCGGCGTCCGCTTCTCCATGTTTGCGATGGCGGTGGTCACGATCTTGCGTGCCTTGTCATTCATTGCGTCTCCCTTGCGTCGTGCGCCTGCACTTCTTGCAGCCGCAGGTCTTGTGCTTCGTTGTGCCGCTCTGCGGCGATTGCCGAGAGCAACACCGCCTCGGCGCGCGCTTGCGCCTCGGCGCGTGTTAGCGAGCCGCCGAACCCGAGCGTCCGTTCGTGGGGCAGCCCGGTGTCGTCCTGTCCCCAATGGGCGGTCGTCTCCCACGTCCACACTTGCCGCTCGCCGTCGCTGTCGCCGTCGGGTTCTTGGATGACGATCCATCCGTTGTGTTCGCCGTCGGGTTGGAAGTTCTTCCACTCGCCGTGCTCGTTGCGTAGGTACTGGAACATCACGCCTTCTTTCGCGGTAGGAGCATGTCGTTGGTGATCGTGCCGCCCGCATCGCGTGCGACCTTGCACACCCACGCACGCATTTCGTGCGACACGTCGTGGTGCCATCCGTTGGGGTGCAGCGCCCCGAGGATGAACGCATTGCCGAGGATCGGCATGTAGCCGCCCCGGTTGTAGACGTACGGGGTCATCACATCGCTGGCGATGCTGTTGAACGTGCACTCCTCGCGGTACATGCCTTCTTCGTTGACGTACATGTGGCCCAACATCCAACCCATGCTGATCGGTTCGATGAGGCCACCCACGATGTCTTGCATGTCGGCAAGGCCGTCGATGTCGCGCAACGTGACTTGCTTGTCGGTGGTAATGATGATGCCTAACGGCATGAGTGTCTCCTTACTCTCGGACTAGCGGACGCGGCCAGACGTAGTCGAGCGTGTCGTCTTCGTCGGGCCAGAACTGTCGGTAGTGCTCGGGCATCTTTGCCAGCAGCCGCGACCGGTGCGACCGGTGCACTTCGGGGTCGCCTACCCATTCGGGTAAGACCCACGCCGTCGTGGGAATCAGCGGGTGCAGTTGCCGTAGATGCTCGGCACACTTTGTGTTGTCGTAGCCGCGTGCAACCCACTCGTCGCACATGACCGTGACGTAGTGGTGCAGGGCACCTTCGTTGCCTGCCCACATACGCATCGCCGCTTGTCGCTTCGGCCCGTTGGCAAGGCCGAGCAGCGTGCGCATGATTTGGATGCCTTCAACTCGTTGCTTGCCAAGTCGTTGTCGGTCCAACACGCGGGCGCAGGTAACGAAGTCGTCGGTTGGTACGAATGTCTGCATGTGCCTCCTAGTCTGCGAGGCCGAGTACGGACTCGACCACGTCCTTACGCGCCTGAAGCGCCTCGTACACCTTGCCGTCGATGCTGTCCTCGACTTGCAGGTGGTAGTAGGTCGTCGGCCTGGTCTGGCCGGGACGGTGCACCCGCTTCAACGACTGCTCGTAATCTCCGAGCGAGAAGCCGGTGCTGTAGTAGACCGCGTATCGCGCACGGGTCAGGTCGATGCCAACACCACCCGACTGGATCTGCACGCCGATCACGTCGATGTCGGGCGACATGGTGGCGTCCTCGGCGAGGCCGTCGCGTGCGTTGCCGCTCAACTCGCCGTACCTACGTCCGAGGTTGGTGCACACGGCCCGCACGTTGTCGAGGTCGTGTGTGAACCGGCAGAACACAACGACCGGTTCGTCCTCGGCAACGTCGGCCAGCAGGTCGGCTAGTAGATCGCGCTTCGCCGTGGAGATCACGTCGACCACTGCTTCGCCTGCACCGTCCTCGGCGGGCAGCAGTCCGCTCGTCACTTGTTGCAGACGCAGCAGCCGAACGAGTGCGTTAGCTGCCGTCACCGTGCCCGCATCGACCTCGGCAAACAGGTTGTCGGCCAAGTCGGTGTAGACCTTGCGGGCCTTCGGCTCCAGCTCGCAAGTGCGCACGATGTGCTGCACGGGCGGCAGGTCAAGCACATCGTCGGCCATCACACGGAAGCCGATGCGGTACATGCGCTCGGCCAGTTCGTCCTGCCGTTGGTAGCCAAGGACTTCGTGCCCGCCGTACCCGCCCATCACTGCGAAGCGTGCACGGAACGCTGCGAACGATGTGCCGAAGATGCCACGGTCCAAGAAGCGGAACTGCGCGTACACGTCGAGCGGGCTGTGCGGCATCGGCGTGCCGGTCAGTGCGAGGCGGGTCTTGGCAATGCGCCCGAGCTTCGCAGCGAACATGCTCGCCTTGCCGCCGGGTGCCTTGATGCGGTGCGACTCGTCCAGCACCACGCAGTCCCACTCGACCGAGAGCAGCAGGTCGGCAAGGTCGCCGCGCCATGCGGCCTCGTAGTTCACGACCACGACCAACGGCCCGGCGGTCTGCTCCAGTGCAGCCCTGATCTCGGCGGCACGCTTCGCGGTGCCACCCTTGCGTGGTGCAGCGACCACGGGCAGCTTGCCCGCGTGGCGTGCGAACTCTCGCGGCCACACGCCGACCACCGACTTCGGGCACACGACCAGTGTGCGTTGGTGGTCGCGGTTCACGATGAGGTCGACGGTCACCTTGCTCTTGCCGGTGCCCATGTCCATGAACAGCCCGGCGGCGTCGAGGTCTTTGGCGAACCAGTACGCCTGCCGTTGGTGCGTCCACGCGTCGGTGGCGCTGCACGGTACGGGCGGCAGGTCGTCGGTCTGCTTGTGCACCGCCGCTTCGGTGCGCACCGAGTGCTGGTCGAGCAGCGCCTCGGTACCGGCGTCGATGGTCGGGCGTTCGTTGGCGAGCAGGTCGCGGGCGCGTGCCGCCGACTCCGACGAGGCGGGCAGCTTCCAACACTTCTTGGTGCCGTCCCACCTCCGACCGGGGATTGCCTTGATGGCGTCCTTGTATTTGAACGGCGACCGCACTTCGATCCAGTCGCCGTCCAAGGTCAGCGACACTGCAACCGGCGGCGGTGCTGCCGGTGCGTCTGCTTCGTGGTGCATTGCGTTCCCCTCTCGCTGCGGCTCTTCGATGACCGGCAAGTCTGCAACATCGACCTCGGCGTCGTCGCCGTCGCGTACGAAGATCCGCGAGATGGGCAACCATCCACGCCACACCACCGACTCGACATGCTTGCGGTACTCGTCGATTAGTGCCGGGTCGGGGTTGCGGGGAATGCCAAGCTCGTCGGAGCAGTACGGGCCGTAACCGACGATGCGGCTGACCGGGTTGGTGATCTCGCGGCTGCAACGGTGGCAGTAGTCGCTCGGCGTGGTCGATGCGTGCCCAACGAAGAACACCTGCCGTGCGCGGCGGTGCACGATGTGGCCCTCCATCTTGCAGGAGGCGAGGCCTTCGTTGCGCCGCAACCATTGCGGCAGGTGCACGACGACGTGCGGCAGGGCGTCGATCTCTTGGGTTGCGATGTCCATTGTGTCTCCCTGGTTGGTTCAAGCGTCTTGGCGTTCGCGCAACAGCCGCCGCGAGATGCGGACGATGTTGCGGCAGTGGTTGGCGTCTTCGGGTATCGGCCACGGCAGGCCAGTCAGTGCAGCGACCCGCTTGGCGAAGTCGAGCATCTCGGGGTCGAACATGTCGACGGGTACGCCTTGGTGCATGAGCGCGGCGACGTTGCCGTAGAACGCGATCATGCCGTCGATGAGTTGGTAGGTTTCCAGCTTCATGCCGCCTCTTGGTGTGGGTGGTCGCACGGTAGGGACGCCATGCGACGCCCCTACCGTGCGGATGTGTTGTCTCCCTTGCGTTGGGTGCCGCCCGACGCGCCGGGAGACACAGTGGCGCGCCGGGCGGCGACCGGTCAGCTGCGCTTCGCAGCAGCCTTCTTCTTGGCCGGTGCCTTCTTCGGCGTCGCCTTCTTCGCGGCGGTCGCCTTGCGCGGCGTCGCCTTCTTCGCAGCGACCTTCTTGGCCGGTGCCTTCTTCGCGGCGGTGGCCTTCGCAGCCGTCGCCTTCTTCGCCGGTGCAGCCGTCGCCTTCTTCGGCGTCACGCCCTTCACCAGCAGCTCGGCACGCATCCGTGCGATCTTGCCGCCGCTGCACGACCCGCCGCCTGCTCGCAGGTTGCGCACCATCGCAGCCGCCGACATCGTGCCGTCCTGCTGCAACTGGCTCGTTACGAACGAGCGGATGTCGTCCTCGGACATCTTCGACCGACCGCCGGCGGACTTGCTCGCCGTGGTCTTGCTGCTCTTGCTCTTGCCTGCCATCGGTGTCTCCCCTTCGGATCGGGCGGTGCGGTACTTCCGCAGCCGCTCTACCTTGGTCTGCTGCTCGCTCGCGACGGCCTTGGCGGTTTGCAACGCCCGAGCCTCCGCTAGCAGAGCAACAGCCTTGTCAACGGACGTTGCCTTCTTGGCTGCGTCCGCACTTGCTCCGGCGTCGGTGCACATCTTGCGCACCTCGGCCAGCTTCTTGGTCGTGCCCTTCATGTCGGCCATCGTTGCCCGCAGGGTGCGGATGGCTTCGACCTTGGCGTTGTTGCCGTAGTCGGACCATCGCTCGGCGTAGCGCACGACGCTTTCGTGCAGGCCGGGGTCGCGCTCTGCGGCCTCGTCGGGGCGCATCTGGCAGTACGCCGCCTGCCGTTCGCGCAGTACGCCTGCGGGCTTGTGGTCGGCGGCGGCGCAGTCGCACCGTTCGCCAGGGCACCGCAGGTGTTCCAACTCGCGGGTTGCTGCACGGGGTGCACCCGCGCAGTACCCGCAAATCCGCCACTCGCTTTCCGCTTTCCCCACTCGCTTCATTACATGCCTCCCGGGTTGGAGTCGGAGCGTCCTGCTACTCGTCTTCATCCGTAACGAACCACTCGGCGACGATGCGTGTCTCGCCGTTGATGCCGCCGCCTTCCATGCGAACGTGGCCTTCGCACAAGGCGAAGGCCACACGCTCACACATCTCTGCGACGCTCTCGTCCTGCGGACCTTCCATGTCGTCCAGCAGGACCCGCAATGTCCAGACGCGCATCACCGTTCCTCGCAGGTGGTCCAGTCGATGTCGATGTCGCCGTCGATCTCCTGCTCGACGGCGTTGCTGACCGCCGACTCCAGATCGTCGGTGTCGAACCGGGCACCCGTGGTGAACACGACCTCGACCCGGTACTCCTTGGCGGGCCACTCCAAGTCGAGCATGTCCAGGAACTCGCGCTTGCCGTCGTCGCAACCCTTCTCCCACTCGACGGTGGTGTCGATCACGCGCTGCTTGAACTCGTCCAGCTCGCGGCGGGCGGCGAACATGTCGTTCGCGTTGTGTGCTGCCGCCGCCACTCGGTTGGTGTAGGTCGGCATGCCCTTGTCCCGGCAGATGGCGTCGAGCAGCCCGCGGGTCTGCTCGGGGGTCAGGTCGTCCACCACGATCGTCGTGGCGTTGGTGCTGGCGTCGCGCAGCATGTCGAGCGCGAGCCGGTCGGGTCCGTCGGCCACGGCACCGCGCGAGATCTGCACTCGCAGGGTGCACGGCGTCGTGACGTTGGTGGTTGTTTCGTAGGTCATGGCTGTGTGTCTCCTTGTCGGTGCTACCGGGCGGTAGCGGGTAGTGCAGGTGGTGCTACCGGGTGGTAGCGGGCAGCAGCACCCGCAGGTCGGTCGCTAGGGCGTCCATAGGGCGTTCTGCCGCACTGCGGCGGTGCTGCCGCCACATTGCGGCGGTGGCACCTGGGAGAACGCCTTAGAACGGCCCGTAGAGCCGCTGCGGGTGCTGCACCCGCCGCTACCGGGCAGGCGTCAGGGCCAGGCTGTCCAGCACCGCGCTGTCCCAGCGGTGCACCTGCGACGGCACGCGCGTCGCAAGCACTCCGGCGTCGACCGCGCGAGCCAGACCGTCGAGGTGCGCGACCTCGTACACGACGCCGCCCACGACCTGCCGCACGTCGGTCATGCTGAGCGCACGGTTCGGCTCGACCACACACAGGCCGACGTGGAACGGGGCGTGCGTGCGCTGCACCCACGACCGCAGGCCGAGGTAGTCGTTGCGCATCACCGCGACCCGCTCGGTGGCGATGTCGTTCCAGATGACCTGCGCGTCGGTCCTGGCGTCGGTGATGGCACCGCAGTCCACGAACACGGGTGCGCCGAACGCTGTGAGCGTGCGCAGCCTGCCGTGGCGCTCGACCTCGTTGGTGCCGAGCGAGGCCAACGGCACGACGACCAGGCCGGGCTTGACCTCGACGCGCTCGCCCCACGGTGCAGCCGACTGCCCGAGGGCAGCGGCCACATCGCCGCAGCAGTCCACGATGTACACGCGACGTGGTGTGCCGAAGCTCTCCTCGTTGAGCCGCTTGTGGTGTGCGAGGGCGAGCAGGATGGTGGTGGTGGTGGTGCCGACGCCACCCTTGGCGCCGATCACCCCGACAATGTTGCTGTCCATTGGTGTCTCCCTTCAGGGCTGCCGAGTTGCAGCGGGCAGCAGCACCGGCCAGTCGGTCGGTGCTGCACCCTCCGTCACTCGAAGCTGGCGAGTGCCGCCTTCAGGAACCGCACAAGCGTGGACGCCTTGTTCTTGGCGGCGATGATGTTGGCGGCTGCGTCGGTGCCGTGCGCCTCGCGCACCATGTCCTGCACGATCAGGTCGCGTGCGGCGAGCAGCACCTCGTACTCCAGTTCCAGGCGCTCGATCTCGTAGCCGAGGTCGGTCCTGTTGGTGTACGCACGCACCACGGCGTAGGTGGCCTCGCGCTGCACGTTGCTGTTCGCCAGGTTCCAGATGGGGGCGAGGTGCTGGATGGCGTCGTGCACGACGACGTTGGGGATTGCACTCATCATTGCGTGTGTCTCCTTGTCCGTCCGTTCCCGTCGGGAACGGTGGGCGCAGCACCGACCATCGGGCCGATGCTGCACTCACCGTCACCGTGCGTTGAACAGGTCCCGCATCAACCCTTCGAACACCGGCAGGTGCACGGGCTTCGACGGTGCCTTGTGCGGCAGGGACTGCTGCCGCAGCTTGCGCAGCACTGCCGACAGCGACGCGTGCGGGTGGCCTACGCCACCGTGCCGCACCTTCACGTCGGCCATGCGGTGCCGCAACGCCTCGTACGCGTCGAGCGGTGCGCCGTCGAAGGTGGCGGTCGTGGCGGTGGTGGTGCACAGGTCTGCGCACTCCTCCCGCAACGCACGCACGTTCATGCCGGTCAGCTTCGTTACCTTGGTCTGCATTGCCGTCCTCCTCGTTGGTGTGGTCTGCGTCACGACCGGCCGTAGATGCACTGGGTGCGCTTGCGGGCCGAGTACGTGTCGTCCTCGTCGGCCGGGTTGATCTCCCAGCCGACATGCTGCGCCATCGCGACGCCGACGCGCACCGCCTCGCTGATCTTGCCAGCGCAGGTGGTGTGCACGACCTTCGTCTTGCCGAACGTGCTGAACGTCGCTGCGTCGATCGCAGCTTCGGCTGCTGCCTTGGCGACCGGGTTGTGGATCTCGATCAGGAACGCGCCGTGCCGCTTGGTGATCGTGACGGCCACGCCGAACGTGGTGTTGGGTGCAGTGGTCTGGTTCATGGGGTGTCTCCCGTGTCTCGTTGGAGTGCTGTCGGTTGGAAACAGCAGACGCAGCACCGACCGAAGCCGGTGCTGCACCTGCCGTCGCTTCCGTAGCGACTAGGCGTACACGACCGAGCCGTTGGCGTCGACGCGCACGGCGCAACCGCTGCGGTCGGCCACCATGATCGAGTCGCGGCCGCAGTGGTTGGTAACGGCAGCGCCGCTGATCTTCAGGTACGGGAAGCCCTTCGCCGTGAAGCCGATGACCTCGGCTTCGACGTCGGCCTCCACCATCCAGCGGCGCACCTCGCCGCCGTAGCCGCGCAGTCGAATCGGCTGGCCGACGGCGTCGGGCATGGCGGGCAGGGGAATGCGCCCCTCGGCTGCGATCTCTTCGAACGTGCTCATGTTGGTTGTTCTCCTTGTTCGGTTGGTGGCCGTTCAGTCGTTGCGGTCGTCGAGGTTTTCTGCCAGGAAGAAGGCAAGCTTCTCGGCCCGGTCGTACGCGGCGTCGATCATGTCGTAGGCGTCGGTGTCGGTGCACTTGTCGACGGCGTCGAGCGCCAGGCCGAGTGCGTAACGCTCCCGCTCTGCCTTGGCGTACTCGTGGGCAACGTCTTCGCGTGTGAAGTGCAGGTCGACGGCACGGTGTGCCTCCAGCACTTCCTTGTCGGTGGTTGCCTTGAGGGCGTAGTCGAGGCAGGCGTCGCGGGTTTCGTCGCTCAGGCCCGTGAAGTAGATGTCGTTGGTGCGCATTGGGTGTGTCTCCCTTGTGTTGGTGGGTGCTGTTGGTCTCAGGAACAGCGAACGCGACAACGGCGCAGGGTTGCGTCGTTGCCGCACTCTCCGTCACCGGACCTCGCTGCCGTTACCGGCAGGCTGAGGTACCACGTTGTTCGCACGTGGTCACACGGGAACGAACCCACGATGAGAAGCACTCCACCCCGTCAGGGTTGCGGTTCCGTTCGACACGTTGCATCAACGCCGCGCCTTGTCTGCCTTTCGGCTGCGCTACGGCATCGCTACAACAACGGTGTTCCGCTTTCGCCGCTCCGTAGGTTGCGGTGCAACCTGGGTCCTCGTAATGGGTAGTCGGTGCGGCTGCTCGGGGCTGCGTCTGTCGGCCACTTGCTCCAACGGCCCGCCGTGCGGCGGTTCGTGTCTAGTGCTTCAGGCTGCGTGCGGTTCGCTTCGTTGCGTCGGTTGTGGTCTTGGCTGCCTTTCGGCTGCGCCACCTTGCTCCGTCGCTCCACTTGCCGCAGCGCCAACGTGGTCGCTCACGCGCTTGTCGTGCTGCATCGTTGCGTCTATGTCCCAACCACCTGCCGGGGTTCGTTCCCTGCAACGGCCCGCTGCACTTTCACGCATTGCCCTGTCCCCTCCCGTGGTTGCACTGTGCGGTGCGTGCAGCATTGTCTGCCTCTCGGCTGCGCTGTTCGTCACGCCCGCTCTGCCTTGCGGCTGGTCGACCACGCTAGGAGCCTTTGTCCGGTCCTGCTCGGTGCGGCGGTGGTGGTTGGTGAGTGCCCTTCGGACCAGCATGGTCTGCCTCTCGGCTGCGCTGCGTCCGGTGCACTCGGTTGTCAATGTGCTGTCGGCGTGTCGGGCGCTGTGCCGACCGGGTGGGCGGGCCTTGTCTGCCTTGCGGCTGCGCCGTGCCTTCCCGTGCCTCGGGGCCTTGTCTGCCTTGCGGCTGCGCCCCGTTGGGGCACACCGTAGCCTCCCGCTGGCAACAACAACAACCACCCCGTCCTACCAGGCGAAACGCACCTCCATATAGGTAGGTGTCCCGGCAGGGCACCCGGCGGGCCTGCGGGCAGGCCTACGCGCCGCAGGTCGCGCAGGTGCAGGCGTCGTGCCGCAACCACATGACCTTCGGGTCACCGTGATCGCACACGACAAGCTCGCGCACCTCGGACGGCACACGACAAACATGACAGGGCTGCGGCGCGAACTTCATCGGCCACCACGGGCGCGTGTCGCTCACGACAACGCTGCTCGCTGCGCAGCAACGCGCGCACGACAATCTTGCAACAGACAACGCCAACGCCCGGTCCACGGTGCGACAGTCATTGCCGCACCGCAGACCGAACACGTCGGCGGGACCGCATCGGTCAACACGCACTCCAGTGCGAGCAGCCACGCCCACCGTTCCACAACTCGCGTGCCTTGGCATCCTGCACCGCCTCGGGTGCATCGCTCGCGTGTTGGTAGCCGCCGTATCCGTTCCATGTGCTGTCGAGGAACTGGTACTTGCCGCTCGCTGTCGAGTGGGGGTTCTTTGCGTTGGTGGTCATGTTGCTCTCCCGACGGCAGATGTAGTCGGGGATGGCGCACGCGTTCTGCGCCGGGGTCAGACCGCCGGCCGACCCGGTCTGCGCAGACCGCGATGTGCGTTGCGTGGTGGTGGTGCGTTGCCGCTGCCGTTCGGCCTCGGCGGCGAGGCGGGCCTGCTCGGCTCGTTGGTTGGCGGCGACCGCCTCGAACCATGCGGCTACTGCTGCGGGGTCCACGGTGGTCGTGGTTGTCTCGACGGTGGCGGGCACGGTCGGGGCAGCGGTGGACGGGGCGTCGGATCGTTGGGCGCTAGCGACATCGGCGCAGGCGGCGAGGACAAGGACGAAGGTGCACGCCAAGAGGCGGCGGGTACGGGACTGCACGTCATGGCTCTCCTGTTTGGCAATAAGGGCGCGACCCCGAGGGTCGTGCGGGCTGCCGCCAGACACGTTGTCGAACAGTCGCCCGCCCTGCACACGGTAGGGGAGCGGTACGACTGCGCGCAGTGGCCTCGGGTTCCCTATATGGAGCCTGGAGCTTCGTTGATTTGTAGCGGTGAACCGCAGAAAAGCTGTTACGCGTTCGTTGCCGCAGGTAGACGGCGACATCGGCGCGTAACGACTGTCCGAGGTTCGGCGCGGGCAAACTTCGTAGACACCACAACTCGGAAGTATCGTGTAACTTTCAGCGTTGGATTTCGGATAAACCGACTGGAGGTAACCAATGACAATGCGGGGACCGGGCGGCGACCACAACGACGTCGCCAGGCTGACCAGGCTCATCGACATTGCAGGGCATGTCCCACCCTTCGACAGACTTACCAGGGACCTCTACGGCGGCTGGTCGTACACGCTGGAGACGAACGTGTACCTACTCGCCCGTGCCGCTTGCCAGATCTCGCAAGCCACCGTCGCCAAACACCTCGGCGTCAGCATCGAGACGTACCGAGCATGGGAACGCGGCGAACGTGCACCACGCTACGACCACGCACTGCGCCCACTCCTGCGCAACTACCTGACCGAGCAACTGCACCAACAACTGGAACGCAGACAGCGCGGACAGCTAGACGCCTACCAACATGCGACACGCACCAGTCGGCGCGGCCGCCCGATTGCGAGCTGACCGTGAGCGACAACGAGTACCGAGTGTTTGGCCCACCGGGCACCGGCAAGACCACGTTCCTGTCAACACAGGTTCGCAAGTGGTCAGCCGAACGTGGCAGCGACCAGCTAATGCTCGCCAGCTTCACACGCACCGCCGCCGCCGAGATGGCAGGCCGCGACCTACCGCTACGCCGAGAGCAGATTGGCACCCTGCACTCGTTCGCCTACCGGTCGCTCGGCCTGCACCGTGGACAAGTGGCCGAGAGCCACATCGCAGACTTCAACGCCGAACACCCGGCCTACCGACTATCGGGCGGCAACAACGACCCCGAAGACGTCTCCATGTCGGTAGGCGGCAACGAAGGCGACCAGCTCATGATGCAGGCGCAAGCGTTACGCGGCCAGCAGACCGACGTTGCATGGTGGCCCGCTCGCGTGCGTTGGTTCCACGACGCATGGAACACATGGTGCAGCAGCAACGATCTCATCGACTTCACCGGCATGATCGAACTCGCACTGCAAGAAGTGCCCGCCGCACCCGGCAACCCGAGCATCGGCCTGTTCGATGAAGCACAGGACTTCACGCCACTGGAACTCGCACTCGTTCGCCATTGGGGCGAACGCATGGACACGGTGCTCATCGCAGGCGACGACGACCAGTGCATCTACGCCTTCAAGGGTGCCAGCCCCGACGTGTTCCTCGACCCGCCGCTCCCCGACAGCCAGAAGAAGGTGCTGTCGCAGAGCTACCGGGTGCCGCTCGCCGTGCACCGTGTCGCGCAGTCGTGGGTGGAGCAGCTACGCCGCCGGGAAGCCAAGGAGTACGCGCCACGCACCGAGAACGGCGAGCCGGTGCAGGGTTGCGTGCGCATCCTGTCGGCCGGTGCACACATGCCCGAGCCGCTAATCGACGACGTGTGTGCACAAGCCGAAGCAGGTCGTACCGTCATGATCCTTGCGACATGCGGGTACGTCCTCCAACCAATCGTGCGCAGGCTGCGCGAGCGGGCCGTACCGTTCCACAACCCGTACCGCACGAAGCGCGGCGACTGGAACCCGCTCGCACCTGGCACCGCACAACGCAAGATGCCCGTCGACCGTCTGCTCGCATACCTGCGCCCCGACACCGACACATGGGGCGACCAGGCACGCATGTGGACGTGGGGCGAGATGCAAGCGTGGCTCGACGCCCTTCGCTCCGACGGCCTGCTCAAGCGGGGAGCCAAGACCTGGCTGAAGGGACAGACCGCCAACGCCGTCGCCGACTACGCCGACGCCTGCGCCCGCCTCTGGGCCGACGAAACCAGCGACGCCGTGCACGGCCTAGAGCAAGGCGACCTCGACACGTTCCGGCAGTTACTCCTCGCCAAGCGTGCAGCGCCCTACGAGTTCCCGTTGGCAGTCGCACGCACGCACGGCCCGCAGACTTTGCGTAAGGCACCGTCCGTAGTCGTGGGCACCATCCACTCGGTGAAGGGTGGGCAGGCCGACGTTGTGTACGTCCTGCCCGACATGAGTGCGCAGGGCATGGCGCAATGGATGGACGAGTACGGGAGAGGCGAACGCGACAACGTCATCCGGCAGTTCTACGTCGGCATGACCCGTGCCCGCGAGGAGCTTGTCGTGTGCGAAGGGCGCATGAGGTCGGTGCCGCTAGACACGTGGGTCCGCACCAAGAGCGCCTAGTGTTCCAATGTCCTGAGGGAAGTGTCTCCCCCTCGGGGCATTCAGAGTGGCCCGGTCCTGATTGCGCCAGGACCGGGCCACTCGCCCGATAGGCTCCCCGACCGTGGTGAGCGCAACGCCAAAGGAGACGACCATCGCTAAGGCGATCGTGACGTTCCTGCGCAGCCTGCCCCGGTCGTGGGCGCGCAAGGTGCACGGCGGTCCTTACGGCAACGTCGGCGAACCCGACATCGACGCCTGCATCAACGGGCGCACCGTGAAGATCGAAGTCAAACGGCCCGGTGCCGAACGCACTGTCACCGCCAACCAACGCGTCGCCATCGAACGATGGGAACGAGCCGGTGCAGTTGCATTCGTTGCGACCAGCGTCGAAGAAGTCCAGCAACGTCTCGCCAGCGAAGGGATCCTGCCATGAGCGCCCACATCAACATCGTGAACAGCACCGCCGCCCTGGTCCCCGTGGACGACGTGAAAGTGCACCCCGACAACCCGCGGCGCGGCGACATCAAACAGATCGCACAGTCCATCGAAGCCAACGGCTTCTACGGTGCGCTCATCGTGCAGAAGTCCACCGGCCACGTCCTCGCAGGCAACCACCGACTGCAAGCTGCCATCGCGCTCGGCATGAAGAAGGTGCCGGTGCAGTACGTCGACGTGGACGACACCACCGCCGACCGCATCCTCCTCGCCGACAACCGCACCGCCGACCTGGCGAGCTACGACGACGCCGACCTGGCGCGCGTGCTGTCCGACCTTGCAATCGGCCAAACGCTCACCGGCACCGGCTGGACCAACGACGACCTGGACGACCTGCTCGCCATCCTCGAACGAGACACGCCGCCCGGCGCGCTCGACATGGAAGAGATCACCGAGGAGATGCGGCAGGCTGCCGGTCAGCCACGCCTCGTCATCGACACCACCACCGAGATGATCGAACGGTTCCGCAAGCTGGAAGGCGACACCGACCACGACAAGCTGGAGAGCATCATGCCCCCGGTCGAAGGTGAGGCCGGCGAATGACCAGCATGACAATCGACCTCCTGCTCTCGTACGCGTTCCACAAGGACCGCGACCTCAACGTCATCCGTGCCGCCATCGGCAACGACGGCCTGCTCCTTGTGGACTCCGGTGCGTTCACCGCACACCGCACCGGCATGAACATTTCGCTCGACGCCTACGCCGACTACCTAGAGCGGTGGCGTGGCGTGTACGACGCCGCCATGACCCTCGACGTCATTGGCGATGCGAAGGCGACATGGGCCAACACGCGCAAGCTGTGGGACCGCGGCTACGACGTCATCCCGGTGCACACCGGCAGGGCCAGCCTCGCAGACTTCGACGCAATGTGCGCCGAGACGGACTACATCGCACTCGGTGGCCTGGTCGGCATCCCCTCCAACGACAAGAAGCGTGCGTACATCGCCGGGCTGGTCGAACGCGCACGACGCAGAGGTGTTGCCACCCACGTCCTCGGCATGAGCAGCGGCGGCAGCGTTCGTGCCGCTGCACCCTGGTCGTGCGATGTGTCCACTGCCAGCCGGTCGCTCACGTTCGGGTCCGTGGTTCTCTACACCGAAGGGCGCGTCACCGCCGTGCAGATGAACGACTTCCCCACCCTGCGCCGCTACCGACAAGAACTGTCCGACCACGGCCTCAGCATCAAGGCCATCATCGAAGATCCGTTGTCGCACGACAACACCCTCAAGCGCATCACGGCAGGCCTCGCAGCCATGACAGCGTTCGGCTACGACCTACGCAAACGTGTCGTGGCCGAACCGCCCAAACGACTCGCAGGGCGCACACCGGGACCGCGCATCTGTAGCGCACTCACGACCCAGGAGACAGTGGAAATGGCAGTCGCGTTCGCCAACGACGGGCAGTTCGCTGCACCCGTCCCCCGAGTAGTTGCACGCCGACTGGAGCAGCCATGAACCACTTCCCGGTCCGCAACCGCTACGAACAGTTCACCATCGCCGTCGACCTCGACGGCTGCCTCGCACCGTTCGCTCAGGGCGAGAAGCTGGACTTCCCCAACTTCGAGCTCGTCGCCATGCTGCGCAGGCTCGCACACCGTTACAACGTCGTCGTGTTCTCGGCACGGCCCGCCGCACATCACCACATCGTGCGGCAATGGTTGGACGAATGGAACGTGCCCATCTCGCAGATCTGCCTCGGCAGTAAACCAGCCGCCGACGTGTTTGTAGACGACCGTGGCCTGCTCCCCCCGTTAGAAGTCCTTGAGGCCTACATCGAACGCCTCGCGCACGGCTGCGACCTTGAAGCACTGACGTTCGGTGCAGACCAAGGACCGTTCTCCGCGCAGATGGCCGCATGTTGGGAGAACCCCGACTACACGCCTGACCCTGCGCGCAGCGAACGGTTCCTTGTCGACGTGCCGTTGTCGGGTGGTATCGACAGCACCACCGCATGGCTCATGGCGCTTACCGCCGGGCTGCCCACTCATGCCACCTACGTCGACACCGGCGCGGGGTACAGCCAAGACGAGTGGGATGTGGTCAAGGCCATCACCGCCGACATCGGCACCGACGTCGACTACATCCATCGGCCCGTTCGGTTTCAGCAGTGGCAGCATGTCGACCGTGCCCGCAACGCTGTCATCGTCTACACGATTGCCGACAAGTACCAGGCGACAGACCAGTGGGGCGAGATCTGGTTTGGAAACATTGCCGAGTGGGCCGAGACGCCGATCTACGGTGGCGACAAGTCGCACCGTTGGCTGCTCACCATGCAACAGCTCCTGACCGTCGAAGGGTACGACGTGCGCCTCGCATCACCATTGGGCAGCATGACCAAGGCCGACGCGGTCGCATGGTGTGTACGCAACGGCTGGACCGACGTCATTGTGCGCACCCGGTCGTGCTACACGCCAGGCATGACTTCCTGCGGTCAATGCCGCTCATGCTTCCGGCGTTGGATCGCGTTGGAAGCCAACGACCTGAACGGCCACCCCGACGCGTGGCCGGGCACCACACTCAACTTCACTGCACAGGCACGCGACCTGCACGCACATGCCGTAGGCGAAGGCGTCGAATGGTCGCTGCGACGTGTGCGCCCTGCACTTCGGCTCACCGAACGGTGGCTCTAATGATCATCCTGCACGTCGGCCTACCCAAGACCGGCACGACCAGCATCCAACGTGCGCTCGACAGCAACCTTCCGCGCGCGACCTACACCGTGTTCACCAACCAACACACCGCCGCCGACGGCAACGGCTGCAACGATTGGGGATGGGAAGCGGCAGGACTGCAGATCGACGGTGCAACCCTGCAACGTGCGACCAGTCGCAGCGCATGGCACGCCATCGTCACCAACGCACGCGCCGCACGTCGCGACGGCAAGATCGTCGTCATCAGCCACGAATCGTTGTGCATGGCCGACCGCAAGGCGGTGCAGCACATCGCAGCCGAACTCCGGCCCGACATCGTCATCGTCACGGAAACCGGCCTATGGCGGCTTCTAAAGCGACGTCACCGGGAGCTTGGCAAGTTTGGCGCACACCGCCGATTCGCAGTGTGGGCGGCGACGCTGCTGCCACCCCGACTCGGGTGGCCCAACCCCGACGCCGTCGCCGTCCTGCCCCGTGTCGTCGCCCGGCGTTGGATGCGCACCGGCTGCATCGTTCGACGTGTCGACACCACCACCGACGCCATCACCAACTTCTGCAATGCCGCAGGACTTCCTGCCATGCCCGAACGGTACGACAACACCCGACAAGGACCAGCATGAGAATCAGCAAGCGCATCGAGTTCGACGCCGGGCATCGTGTCCCGCACCACACGTCGAAGTGTTCCAACCCGCACGGCCACCGTTACGTCGTCGAGGTTGAAGTCGAAGGCATCATCCAGCCCGCCGACGGACGCTCCGAGGGCGGCATGGTCATCGACTTCAGCGTCCTCAAGGACATCCTCACCCTGTACGTCCACGACGTGTACGACCACGGGTTCATCGTGTGGGCAGGCGACGACGCCATGCTCGACGCGCTCGACAACAGCCTCGGCTGGAAAGTAGTTGTCATCGACAGCGTGCCCACCGCCGAGAACCTCGTCGGCATCATTGCCGACGACATCGCACCGCACCTGCACCGCGAACACATGCGCCTGTCCCGCGTCACCGTCCTTGAGACACCAACCAGCCGAGCCGAGTGCACATGGTGAACGAACAACGCATCATCATCGCCGAAATGTTCGGCCCGACCTTCCAAGGCGAAGGTCCGACCGCCGGGACGTACAGCAGCTTCGTGCGCCTCGGACGCTGCAACCTCGACTGTTCATGGTGCGACACGCCCTACACGTGGGACTGGACACGCCACGACCCCACCAAAGAACTCACCGAGGTGCCCGTCAGCGCAGTCATCGACCACCTTCGACAGAAACCGCCCACCAACCTCATCATCACCGGCGGCGAACCACTCGTCCAACGTGCAGCGTGCATCGCACTCGTAGACCAGTGGGACGGCACCATCGAGATCGAAACGAACGGCACCATCCAACCGCCACGCGAACTACTCGACAGTCCACGCGTCCGCTTCAACGTGTCACCCAAACTGCTCAGCAGTGGCGTCGCCTACGAGAAGGCAATCAAACCCGAAGTGCTGCACCGCTACATCGACCACGCGCGCAGCCACTTCAAGTTCGTCATCCAACACCACGCCGACCTCACCGCACTCGACGACCTCATCCGCACCCTGCACCTGCCACGACAACGCACATGGATCATGCCCGAAGGTCGCAACATGCAAGACATCATCGACGGGTTGTGCTGGCTCGCGCCATACGCACTGGAACGACGCATCAACCTATCCAACCGGCTGCACGTTCAGCTCTGGGACGACAAGAGGGGCGTATGAAGCAACGCATCATCACATGGGAAGGGGTGCAGTACGCGGCCCGCACCATCGTTGACCAATGGGACACGCGCATCCGCAACGTGTACGGCGTCCCCCGAGGAGGCCTCATCCCCGCCGCACTCGTCGCCGCCTACGGCGGACACCGACTTGTCAGCACCCCCGAACTGCCCGACACGCTGATCGTTGACGACCTCATCGACAGTGGCACCACTCGCAAGCGGTACGCCGGGAAACCATTCGCCGCGCTCTACACCAAGGCGCACCCCGACGAGTGGTACGTGTTCCCGTGGGAAGCCGACACTGACGAACAACACGGCCCCACCGACGCCGTCATCCGCCTGCTCCAACACATCGGCGAAGACCCCACACGGGAAGGACTAACCGACACGCCCAAACGCGTCGTCAAAGCCCTCACCGAAATGACCAGCGGGTACAGCCACAACGCCGCCGACATTCTCTCCCGCACCTTCGACAACGACGGCTACACCGGCCTCATCGTCCTCGACACCATCGACTTCGTCAGCATGTGCGAACACCACATGCTGCCCTTCACCGGCACCGCCACCATCGGCTACATCCCCGGCAACAACCGCGTCGTCGGCCTCAGCAAACTCGCACGCCTCGTCGACATGTACGCTCGCCGGCTTCAAGTCCAAGAACGCATGACCGAACAGATCGCAGACGCACTAGAGCAACACCTGCAACCCGAAGGCGTCGGCGTCATCGTGCGGGCCACCCACTCCTGCATGACCTGCCGAGGCATCCGCAAACCACGCGGCGTCATGACCACCAGCGCCATGCGAGGCGCACTACTCGACAACGCTGCAACCCGCGCCGAGTTCACCGCACTCGCCAACTAGCAAGGAGACGCCATGCTGCTCGGCATCAAGGCACAAGGACACGACGGCAGCTTCGCCGTGATCGACGGCGACACCCTCATCCTTGCCGTCGAAGCCGAGAAGGTCGACAACCGCGAACGGTACGCGACCTACCCAGGACTCGACTGGACAGCACACCAACTTCGGCAACACCGCATCGACCCGGCAGACATCGACACCATCGTGTACGACGGATGGTGGAACGGCCCTGCAACCTACGACTACACCGACACCACCACGCACCGGCTCGCGCACACACTCTTCGACGGGCGACCCGTCCCGACCTACGCATACCCGCACGCCATCGGTCACGTCTACGGCACCTACATGACCCGACCGCCGCAATGGCACGGACCAACACACGTCCTCGTATGGGACGGCGGCATGTACGCCAACCTCTACCTCGTAGACGGCCCACACATCGAACGCAAGACCACCATCCTCCCCGTCACCGGCAGCATCTACCCAATCGTCGCATCGCACTGCGAGCCATACCGGCAAGCGTGGAAAGCCGTCGAACCACACATGCGAGGCACGCTGCCCTACGGCGAACCCAACTGGTCGCACTACAACCTCACCATCCCCGGCAAGGCGATGGCATACGCCGCACACGACGACCCCGACCCGCACATCGTCGACGCCTGGACCGACGCACTCAACAACGCCACCAACATCGACTCGCCCGTCGACGCCTACAACCTCGTCAACCAAGTCGCAGGCCAGTTCACCAACCTCGGCAACGGTGCAGCATGGATGAGCAGCTTCCAACATGCCATCGCCACCATCATCACCGAACGCCTCGCCCACATCACCGGACCGCTCTGCATGTCCGGCGGCAGCTTCCTCAACATCAAATGGAACAACGCCATCCGCACCCAACACCCCGACACATGGATCCCGCCCTTCCCCAACGACAGCGGCGGCGCAATCGGAGCAGCAGCCGCCCACCTCGCACACACCGCACCGCACCTCAACTGGAACGTCTACAGCGGACCACGCCTGCAACCCTCAAACGTCCCCGACGGATGGGCCACCATCGGCACCCTCACACCCAAACAACTCGGGGAACACATCGCACACACCGGCCAGCCGCACATCGTCCTGCACGGCAACGCCGAACTCGGACCACGCGCCCTCGGCCACCGCAGCATCCTCGCACCCGCCACCAACCCCGACATGCAAGCCACCCTCAACCACATCAAACGCCGAGAGTCCTACCGGCCAGTCGCACCCATCGCACTCGCCGACCACGCACCCACCTACTTCAACCCCGGCACCCCCGACCCCTACATGCTCTACGACCACCAAGTCAGGCCCGAACACCTCAACACCATCCCCGCCATCCGACACATCGACAACTCGGCACGCCTGCAAACCATCGACGCCACCCAATGTCCAACCACCACCGCCATCCTCGGCGGCTACGCACACGCCACCAACATCCCCGTCCTCTGCAACACCTCAGCCAACGGGCCAGGCATCGGCTTCTTCCCCGACGCCGCCAGCGCCATGCAATGGGGACGCACCGACTACGTGTGGGCCGACGGAACCCTGTACGCCTCTACCATCAAATGACATGGCACGACCACAGAAACTGACGCCCGACACACACGCCAAGATCGTCGCCTTCATCAAGACCGGCGTCACCAACGAAGTCGCAGCCAACGCCGCAGGCATCAGCGACACCACCTTCTACCGATGGATGCAAGAAGGCACCGACGCCGAACCCGACGACCCCCGACGCCAGTTTCGGGAGTCCGTCATGCGCGCGCGAGCCGAACGGGAGTCGTACCTTGCCGGGCTGATCGTGCAGGCTGCACCCAACGACTGGAAGGCGGCGGCGTGGCTGCTCGAACGTGGCCTCCCCGACCGTTGGGGAAGGCAGACCCGCACCGAAATGGTCGGCAACGGTGGCGGTCCCATCGAGCTACGAGCCGTGCCCGCACAACCCGTCGACGTGCGAGCAATGGAACAGCAACGCGCCATCATGGTCAGAGCCGGGCTGCTCGACGCGGCAGTGGCCGACGAGCTACCCGCCTACGAACCGCCCGACCCGAACAGCAACGGAAACGGCAATGGACACCACGACACCTAGACACGGACGCAGCCGGTACACAAACCACGGGTGCAGGTGCGACGTGTGCAAGCAGAGCGCCAACCTGTATCACCAGGCGTACAAGGCAGGCCGACGCAAAGTCGTGTGGGCCACCCGACACGAAGCCAACGAAGCCCGCGCCCACATCGACTACCTGACCAGCCACGGGATGCCTTGCTCCACCATCGCAGCGCACACCGACATCAGCTGCGCCACCCTGTCACGCATCCGCAACGGCAAGACCACACGCATCACGCGCACCGTTGCTCATCGCATACTTGGCGTGGGACTTCACCTTCTCCAAACCGCATGAACGCTGCGACGTTCGGAAGTCCGTGTATGGCATCGCCCGGTGTCGCACGCCTCACGCCATACGTTGCGCACGACCCGACGCCTGCACAGCGTGTGTTCCTACAGCTGCGATGCCGCGAGGCGCTGTTCGGTGGTGCAGCAGGAGGCGGCAAGAGCGACGGGCTGCTCATGGCCGCATTGCAGTTCGCCGACGTGCCCGGCTACGCCGCTCTGCTCTTGCGGCGCAGCTTCGCAGACCTTGCGTTGCCTGGCGCGCTCCTCGACCGTGCACGGGAATGGCTCGGCCCCACCGACGCGCGCTACTCGCCCAACGAACACACCTGGCACTTCCCGTCCGGTGCATCACTTACCTTCGGGTACTTGGAGTCGGCACGCGATCACCTGCGCTACCAGTCGGCCGAGTTCCAGTTCGTGGCGTTCGATGAAGTCACACAGTTCCCCGAGCATCAATACCGGTTCCTGTTCTCGCGTGTGCGCCGCCCAAGTCATGCCGATGGTGCAGCCGACGACGGCGTGACCCTTGCCGACGTGCCGTTGCGTATGCGAGCAGCGAGCAACCCTGGCGGTCCCGGTCATGAGTGGGTGTACCGCCGGTTCGTCAACCAAGACACACGCAACCCCGGCACGATCTTCATCCCGTCGCTCCTTGAGGACAACCCGTACCTAGACGCCGACGAGTACGAGCAGGCGCTGCAACTCCTCGACCCCGTCAACTACGAACGGCTGCGCCGTGGCGACTGGTCCGTCAAGGAAGGGGCCACCGTCTTCGACACCGATGCGGTGCAGTTCGTTGACGGCCCGTGGCCTTCCGACGACCGCCGCTACCGGCGCGTGCGCTATTGGGACCTTGCGTCCACGCAAGTCAAGGACGGCTACGACCCCGACGAGACAGTCGGGGTGCTGCTCGCCATCGACCTCGACACTGGCCTGGAGCGCATCGAACACATGGTCGCCATCCGTGCCGAGCCGCACGTCGTGGAGGCCACCCTGCAACGCACCGCCGACCGAGATGGCAGGGCCGTCAGCATCTTCATCGAAGAGGAGCCGGGTGCCAGCGGCAAGAGCCTCATCAGCCACTACCGACGCAACGTCCTGCGCGGCTACCACGTCACGGGCGACAGGCCCACCGGAGCCAAGGAGAACAGGATCCGCATGCTCGCCCCGACCATCAACAACGGTCACCTGTCGGTGGTCCGAGGGGCATGGTTGCAAGGCCTCCTCGACCAGATGGACGCGTTCCCACACGTCGAGCACGACGACCGCATCGACGCCCTCGCTGGCGCTCACTCGACAATCACTGCACCGACCTCTCGGGTCCTTGTCTAAGCTGAACGGTCGGCCTCGTCTAGCCTGGCAACGATGAACCCGCGCGAACAGGCCACGATGGCCACCATGCTCTTGTCGGGGGTGTGCGTCACGATAGGTGCAGGCCTCGCCGTCAACCCGGCAGTTGGCATCATGGTGTTAGGCGTCTTCCTGTTCTTGGTGGCGATGCTGCTCGGCTTCGACAGCGAGGACGGGAGTGGCGCATGAAGTTCCTGCCTTCCTTCGGTGACCGCACCGAACGCAAGACCGCCGAGATCGAACGGGCGTCAGGCCTCAACAAACAGAAGTTCGGGCGCGCGTACACGCCAGCCTCGACCATCACCGATGTCGAGAAGGCGGTACGGGAATCGTATGACCGCACGACGTGGGTGTTCCGTTGTGTGCAAGCCATCGCAACGAACCAGGCGCGGCTACCGCTTATCGTGCGGCAGGACGACCCAATGCGTGGCGCACTCATTGAGAACCACCCGCTGCTTCCGCTGCTCAACTACCGACCGAACATGCTGGAGTCTGCTGCACAGTTCCGTGCACGGCTGTCGGCACAGTTGCTCCTGTCGCCTCGCGGTGCGTTCATCGAGATGGTGCCCGACCGTGCAGGCAACGTCATGGCAATGCACCTCTTGCCGCCGCACAAGACCAGCGCCATCCCCGACCCCGACACGTTCGTGGCCTACTACGAAGTCATTGTCGGGCAGACGAAGATGCGCGTCGAGCCCGAGAACGTCTTGTGGTTGCGCAACCCGCACCCGCTCGACCCGTACCGCAGCATGACGCCCATCGAAGCGGCCGGTATCGCCATCGACACCGACTACCTTGCGCGTCTCTACAACGCCACCTTTCTGAAGAACGACGGCAGGCCCGGCGGGCTAATCAGCATCAAAGGCAACCTGCTCCCCGACGACGCCGATGAACTGAAGTCGTACTTCACGGGCGGTGCAGGCAAGGCCGGAGAGTGGCGTGTAATCGAAGCCGAAGGGCTGGACATTGCCGACATGGCAACAACGCCACGCGATGCGCAATACGTCGAGATGCGCAGCCTTACCAAGGAAGAAATCCTGCTCGCGTTCGGTGCCACCGAGACAGTCCTTGGCAACGCATCGGGCCAGACGTTCGCTAACGCCGACGCCGAACGTGAAGTGTTCTGGCAAGAGACAATGCTCGGCCACCTTGACCTTGTGGCCTCGGCGTTCGACCAGGCCGACGGCGACCCGACCACGTTCGTTGCGTTCGACTTGGCCGGTGTCGAAGCGTTGCAGCGTGCAGAGCAAACACGCCGCGAGGAACTGCGCATGGAGTTCGCCGCCGGGCTAATCACCGCCGACGAGTACCGCGAGGCAACGGGCCGTGAACCGTTCGGCGAGGCGGGCACCACGTCGCTGTTCATTGGGTCCAGTGTGCTGCCGTATGCGGGCGGCATGGCAGGCGCGGTCGCACCGTCGAACAGCGAGGCGCAGAGTACGTCGGGTACGCAGAGCGCCACCGACGCATCGACGCCAGAGTTGCAGGCCGCGAGCGCAACACCTGCCGACGTCAAGGAGGTCGCCGCCATTGAGGGCGGCAGGTTTCCCGACGAGGCCAAGGCCGACCCGCCACCGCCACTAATCCCCGCTGCTGCCGCACGTCGGACAGGGCTGACACGCACCGAGCGGCGTTACCTTGCCGACCTGTACCTAGACCGGCAGGAGAAGATTGTGGTCACCGAGCTGCGCCGCTTCTTCGACCGGCAGGCGTCGGTCACGCTTGCACGCCTCGGCGGTCCAAAGGTCCGCAAGGGAACATGGCTCGACCGCTACGAGCCGACCGCGAAAGAGGTGGACGTGCGCCGCTTGTTTGACCCGTTCAAGTGGAACCGCGAACTGCGCGACATCATGATGCCCGTGTTGGAAGACGTGTATCGCGAAGCCGGTCAGGGCATGTTCGACACGTTCAACCCGGCACGGCCCGGCGTACCTGCGCCGATCTTCAACGTACAGACGCCGAACGTACGTGCAGCCTTGGAGCGACGTTTAGCGCGGCTTGACGGCGTGAACGGCGCGACGCTGGACAGGCTTACTCGTACGCTCGATCAAGGGCAGCAAGCAGGCGAAGGGTTCAACGACCTTGCCGCCCGGGTACAGCAAGTGTTCGATGATGCATCCCGTACCCGAGCCATGACGATTGCTCGCACGGAGGTCGCAGGGTCCGTCAACGAGGGGCAGCTGATCGCCGCCCGCGACGGCGGCGTGGTCAAAGGCAAGGAGTGGAACGCCTCGGGCGACGACCGAGTGCGCCCGTCACATGAAGACATGGACGGCGTCATCATTCCTATAGACGACTTGTTTGACGTAGATGGCACGATGATGGACGGGCCGGGCGACCCAGCGGGCGGCGACGAGTCTGTCAACTGTCGCTGTGTCCTCAACTTCGTGGTGGACCTCGACAACCCGGACACGTTCCTCGGTGACCTCCTCGGCTCGTAACGTCTGCTCGGCTAGCCTCTATACACGATCAGACCGCCCACAAGCGAGGCGCACATGACTGCCATCACTCCCGTCAGCCGTTCGGTTTCGGTGCCGACCCCGCTGGACACGAAGGTCATCGACAAGGCGCAGGGCGTCGTGCAGGCGCTCGTTAGCGTGTCGGGCAACGAGGACAAGGACGGCGACGTTGTCGTGCCGGGCGCAACGTCGCTTGGCCTCGCCCGCGTCACGCCTAAAGGCGTGTGGTCGCACGATTGGGACACGCCGGTCGCCAAGACGCTAAACGTCACTGAGGTGTACCCCGGCGACAAGAGCCTGCCG